AAGGCGAACAATCGCGCAACTGCAGCTCGGATCAGCAGGGCTTCGCTCTACGAGTGGTCAAGGACCGCGACGAGGAGGGCATCCTTGCCCTGGCCCCGATCCCGACCAAGCAGGCCGAGCCGATCCCGGAGGCATTCTTCGCCTTCATGAAGTTCTACGCCCAGCCCGGCAAGCCGACGATCGCTGATGTCCACCGCCAGTGGATGGAGGCGGCAGGAACCCGGCAAGACGTTCAGCCGATGACCCTGACCCTGAGCCAGGTGACGCGGATCCTGCGCGCCAGGCTGAACAGCATCGAGAAGAACGTCGGTCGCGAAGGCATCCTGACGCTGCGGTCCCGCATGCCCTATGTCACCCGGATCACGGACGACATGTGGCCGACGACGGTCTACACGGCCGACGGCAAGACCTTTGATGCCGAAGTGGCTGACCCGGTTTCGCGCAAGCCGATGAAACCGGAAATCACCTCGGTCCTCGACGTCGCTACGCGAAAATGCGTGGGCTATGCCGTCAGCCGCAAGGAGAATGTCATCGCGGTGACCGAGGCGCTGCGCCGGTCCTGCGGGACCCATGGGATCTGCGCGATCTTCTATACTGACCGAGGCGGCGGGTACAAAAACAAGACTTTTGATGCCGATGTCGGGGGCCTGATGGGTCGGCTCGGCATCACGAAAATGCATGCGCTGCCTTACAACAGCCAGGCCAAGGGCATCATCGAACGGTTCAACCACGTCTGGAACGACCTTGCCAAGCGCATGCCGACCTATCTGGGCCGCGACATGGACAAGGAGGCCAAGAAGAAGGTCCACCAGGAGACGCGCGGCGAAATCCGGGAGTTCGGCGTCGCGCGCCGTCTGCCCAGCTGGGGTGACTTCATCGCCGCAGTCGAAAAGACCATCGCTGACTACAACGACAAGCCTCATGACGGCCTGCCCCGGTTCGAAGATCCCGCAACCGGTCGCCTGCGGCACATGTCCCCGAACGAGGCTTGGGAGATGCACGTCTCGGGGGGGTTCGAGCCTGTCAGGATCGATCCCGCGGAGATGGACGATCTGTTCCGCCCCTACGAGATCCGCACCGCGCATCGCGGCCTTGTCGAATGGAACACCAATGAGTTTTTCCATCTGGCCCTTGAAGGGTACCACGGCGAGAAAGTCGTTGTCGGCTATGACCTGCACCAATCGGACCGGGTTTGGGTGCGTGAGTTCGACGTCCAAAGCGGGCAGCCCGGCAAGCTGATCTGTGTGGCCGAATTCGCCGGAAACGCGCAGCGCTATGTCCCGCTGACGGCCGAGCAAAAGGCGGTCGAGGACCGGAACAAGGCCGCGCTGAAACGGCTGGATCGCCGACGTCAGGACAAGCTGGCCGAGCTGGAAACGCCCTGGATCGAACAGCAGGCCACCGAGATCGCCGACTTCATCGACTTGGCGCCAGCGCAGCCGAACGCCCCTGTCACAGTGGCAATTGCCAGCACTTCCATGGTCGGCCCGGCTACACCGCCGCGCCGCCGGATGTTCGCCTCGGACGAGGAACTGGCGGTCTGGGCGCTGGCGAACCCGACAGAGCTTACCCCCAACCAGGTCCGCGTTCTGCGGGACTGCGTCACGAATTCGACGGCCCTAAAGGTCCTCGAAATGGCCGGCATCGACACGGAGGCGCTTCGAACCCTCCTCCGTGCCGCTGCCTAGACAAGAAACTGCTGGAATGAGGAGAGCATAACATGAAACCCACCTTTGTCGAGACGAGCAATGTCCGCGAGTTTTATGGCGCCCTGAACAGGGTCAACCAGCGGGGCGCCGTCGAGGCTTGCCTCGTCGTTGTGGATGGTCTGCCGGGTCTGGGGAAGACCACAACGATCCGCCAATGGGTCACGCAGAGCGGAAGTATCTATCTCCGCGCGCAAAAGGGCTGGGACTATAGCTGGCTGATCCAGGAGATCCTGACGGCCCTTTCGATCGACGCGAAGAGCATTCGCGGAAAGCGGGAGCGGTTTGCGCGTGTCTTGGATGAACTCACCGAGCGATCCGAGAAGGCGCAGTTCGAGAACAAGACCTTCGGCCTGGTGATCGATGAATGCGACATGATCTCCAGCCGCGGCGAGATAATGGAGGCAATCCGTGGCATCTCGGATCTGAGATACATGCCAACGATCCTCGTCGGCATGGGGACCTTGCGCGACAACCTGCGGCGTTTCCCCCAGATCGAAAGCCGTGCGCCGAACAAGGTGACATTCCGGCCCGCCTCGCTGGACGACGCGCGCGCCCTGATCGCCGGACGCTGCGAGGTCAATGTGGCGAATGACCTGAGCGAATTCGTCTGGCGGCTTTCCAAAGGCTTCAATCGCGAAATCCTTGAGGCAATCGCCCATATCGAACGCTTCGGTCTGCGCGCGGATCCCGGCCCCGACGGCCTCACCGTCGCCGACATGGCCGGTCAAGTGCTGATGAACGACCGCAGCACCGGCAAGCCGATCTGCGTTCCGGTGGCCGCGTGATGGTCGATCGGCATCATCCCGGCAAGGCGCCCACCGCCCTGCTTCAGAAGCTGGCAGGCGGTCTTTGCCTGACCATCGACCAGCTGGCCGAAGACCTTGATCTGACCAAACGCCAGGTCTCTGACGCGGCCGCCAACCTGCTGCGGCGGAACTACCTCGAGCGGATGGCCATCGGCTGCTACCAGCTGACACCGGAGGGTCTTACCGCTGCGGCGGCGGACGAGATCATCCGGTCCGGGCCCAAAGGCCCTCGGGAACGCGCCCGCCGCGTCCCCGACACGTTCCGCCAGCGCGCCTGGACATCGATGCGGATGCAGCGCCTCTTCACGGTACCGGACGTGGTGCTGGAGGCGGCGCGAGCGGAAGACGCCGATCCGGTGGATAACCTGCGGCGCTATCTTCAGGTTCTGGCACGAACCGGCTACGTCAAGGTCTCGCAGCACCGCGTGTCCGGCACTGCCCCGACGAGCAATGGCTACAAGCGCTTCCTGCTGGCGGCCGACACCGGGCCAATCGCGCCTGTGGTGCTGTCGAAACGGCCTGGCATCCATGACTTCAACATCGGGGAGGACGTGCTGTGCACCCCTCTCTGAACCTTGACCTTCCCGAGCCGGAATGGATCGCCCTTTGCCGCCAGGAAGTGGCGAAGGGCAAGAGCATCAGTCAGGTCGCCCGCGAGACCGGGATCGCGCGCCCCTCTCTCTCGATGATCCTCTCGGGCACCTACCCTGCACAAAGCCTTGATCTTGCGAGCCGGAAGCACGCCGCGCGCGTGGTGAAGCTCTATCGGGGACGGGTGCTGTGTCCGCATCTTCGATCGAGCCTCGCCGCCAGCGAGTGCAAGGCGAAGGCTGCGGCGCCGATGTCAACTTCCGATCCCGAACAGATATCGCAATGGCGGGCCTGCCGCCGCTGCCCCCTCAACCCCCTAACCTCGGAGGCCACCAATGGCGCTGCCTGAAGCCCACCGCTCTGAGCGGCCGGTCAGATCCGACCGAGACGTCCTGACCTCCGCTGCCCGTGCCCTCGGCAAGATCGACCTGCTCGGCAACCGGGCACTGACCAACCTCAGCTTGCACGAGGCCGAGGACATGGCGCTGGCGCTCGTCATCCTCGGCCTCGCCCCACTTCCGCCCCTGCAGCTCGAGGTGCCGGAGCGCCTCGTTTTCCCCCGCCTCAAGGAGTTCTGAAATGTCCGAACATCAATCCGCCTTCACCCCTGCCGAGATCCCCGACGGCAAGGTCACCTTCAAGGGCAAGACCTATATGTCCGATGCGAAGGGCGCACTTCTGCCTGTCGAAACCATCAGGCCGCAGCATCTTCTTGAAGACGCGCTGGTCCGCGAGCAGTTTGGCTGGTTCCTCGCATTGGTCGACCAGGTCAGCCGCTTCAGGGGTCACCTTTTCGCCGATCTGGGTGCTTTTGATGCCCTGATCGCCGAGAAATATGGTGTTGAGAAGGGCGGTCCGAAGGGCAACCGCACCTATATGACCGTCGACGACTGCTACCGGATCAGCATCCGCGTGCGCGACACGCTGGACTTCGGACCGGAGCTCCAGGCCTCCAAAGCCCTGATCGACGATTGCCTGCGTGACTGGTCTGAGGACGCTGCGGCCCCCCTGCGCCTGATCGTCTCCGGCGCATTCAACGTCGACAAGGAAGGCAAGATAAACAAGGCCGAGCTCTTCAAGCTCCTGCGGCACGACATCACCGATCCCAAATGGGTCGCGGCCATGGAAGCCCTGAAAGACGCGATCCGCGTCACGGGTTCGCGCACCTCGCCGGAGTTTCGCATGCGTGCTGAGGTCGGTGGCGAATTGGTCTCTGTCAGCTTCAACCTCGCGCGGGGCTGACATGATGAAATATGCCTTCGCCCAAAAGATGATCCCGTTGATCCAGGCCGGGGCGATAAACGCCACGTTCCGGCCGCCCAACCAGCGTCACGCCCGGCCGGGCGAACGCATCCGCCTGACCGACAGAACCTCCTTCAGCCCGATCATTCCTGACCCGATCTGCACCGATCGCTTGCGTTGTGAGATCAGTTGGGTGGCCGGCCGGATCGACGCTATCCGTCTGGATGGTGTCCCCGTGGTCTGGTTCGAGCGCTTCGCCGCGTCGCTGGGATACCAGGATTTCTCGATCCTCGAGAGCGAGTGGCGCGCGGAATATGGCCCGACCTTCCTTGAGGGATCAATCATCGAATGGCAGCCCCCTGTGGCGCTTGCAGCGGGGGCGGCAGCTTGATGGGGATCACCTTCCATACCAAGAAGGGCGCCATCGATCTGGCAAACCTGCAGCCCGCAGACCTGTCGGCCGAGGCCCTGGGCGACGCCATGGCAAAGATCAACCGCTTCGGAGGGCGCACACCAGAGCCCTGGTCGGTTGCCGCACATTCCGTGCTGGTCGAAGCCCTGTGCACCGCAGACCTGAAACCCTGGGCACTTCTTCATGACGCGCACAAGGTGTTCCTGGGCGACCTGACGGATCCCGCTGTCGAACTTCTCTGTCACGTCGGGACGCGAACGGCCGTCGAGAATGCCATAAAGAATGCTGAAGGCATGATCGACCGGCGCATCGGCGCCGCCTGGGGCCTGGCTGTCAGGTCGATGTCGGGCCCCCTCCGCACCGCAGATCAGATCGCCTTCCTCGCAGAGGCGTGGACCTTCCTCGATGTGAGGCCGGGAACCCTTTCGCCAGCAGAAACCGATCTCCTCGATCGCGCGATGTCCTGTCTGTCGGACATGAGCATCTTCGACGATTGGCGCGCAGCCCGCGACCTGTGGCTCGGCCGGGTCGAGTTCTTTGCCAAGCTCGGGGCGCTGTCACCGCCCTGATCCCGCGATCCGGACAGCATTCCGCTGCCCGGTCAATCCCCATGAACGGAGGAAACCACATGGGTACTGTTGCGAAAGATGCCTTGATCAAAGCCGTGGCCGAGAAGACCGGCGCGACGGCTGCGGCCACGCGCGCAGCCATCGACGCCTTTCTGGATGTGACCCGGACCCGCGCCGAAGAGGGCGACACCGTTCGCATCAACGGGTTCGGCAGCTTCAGCGTCAAGGCGCGCCCCGCCCGCAAGGGACGCAACCCCCGAACGGGGGAGACGCTCGAGATCGCGGAAACACGCCGCCTGACCTTCAAGGCGTCAAAGGTCTCCTGAAGCGAAACCTGCCCTGGCCTTGCGCCAGGGCATGGTCGGCCGGCCGTGGTGGCCCGGCCCTGATGAGCAGCCCGAGGCACCAATGTCCTACATGTTGCGAGACCGGCCGGATGGGCAGGTCGAGATCATCCTGACGAAGCCGATCCTGATCGGCATCTTCCCAGAGCGCGATGTCGCGCAGCGGGTCTGCACCTTCCTCCAGGAAGAGGCCATCGATTGGCACGCCGAGGAGCCTGCCACCGTCGCCGATGACGCCGCTGCAGACGATCTGACCGAGTCCGTTGAAGCAGAGCAGGCATTGCGCGCGCTTGTCGACAAGACCCGCAATGCCCCGCCCCCCCCGCCTGTCAAGAATTTGCCGGTGCACGTGCCGGAGCGACCGAGGCAGCCGCCGATCCTGACACCTGCCGCACCCGCCCTGACAGACGAGCAGAAATCGGCGGCGTTCCGGCGCATCGTCGAGGGCGAGAAGATCTCGGCCGTCGCGCCGGATTTCGGGCTGACGATGCATCAGCTGCGCGGCATCTGGGCGGCCCACAAGAGCTGGCTGCAGAAGCATCTGGCCGAGGGCGGGCAGATCGCCTGCTCGCTTTGCACCCGGCCGTTCGTACCGTCGATCTCGCATCCCGACACCTGCGCGCGGTGCAGCCGTGAGTGATGCAGCCCCCACTTTCGCCCGGCCGCCCAAGGCGGGCCATCACTGCCGCCACTACAATTACGAGGTTGGGGCGGATCCGGCCGCAAGCGGCCCGCGCTGCGCCTTGGGCCGCATGGGTTCGGGACCCGGCGCCTCCGGGAGTTGCATGCCAAACCCGCGCTTTTGCTGCGATTTCCGCTCCGAATACACCGAAGCGGAGCGCACGGCCTGGGATGCCTGGGTCAAAAGCAGTGTCATCCGTCTCAGCCTTGCGGTTGCGGCGCTGCCTGCACCGATCCCGATGAATTCTAGCGGCACCGTCACCTGCCCGAATTGTGGGGGCAAGCTGCAGTTCAGCCGCTGGCACCGGGGCGCGGCTATCTGTTGCGACACTCCGTTCTGCAGCGAAGCGCGCTTCAACATCGAAGCAGGGGCTGACTGGCCCAGCCGCCAGGTGGAGCCGATGCCGTGAAAATCCGCGATGACATGTCGATCTGCACCCGAATCGCGGCCATCGAAACCGCGCTGGAAATCGTGCTGAACCGCGGCAGCCAGATGGAAGTCGGTCCAGCTGAAGACCCGGGCACGCTCTATGTCTGGGTCATCGAACGCCCACATTCGGACAGCCGCGTGGCGTTCAGCCTGCACCAGATCGCGCGCGAGCTGGAGGTTCTGCTGTCATGACGGCGACCATCGATCCTGAACTGCAAGAGGTGGCACGCCGTTTCCCGATCGACCAGCGGGTCAGGTTCTACCCGATCGCTGGCGAGATCGACCACGTCGTCACGGCGATCCGGTCCGAGCCGTGGCGCCTGGGCCATGGCCAGATCGTGATCAAGGTCATTGGCCGTGCAGGCGGCGTGCATGTCGGTCATCTGGAGCTGATGCCATGAGCAACCTGAAGATCATTCACGTCGCCCGCAAGGAACTCGGCCTGGACGATGACACCTATCGCGCACTCCTCCAGCGCGTGACCGGCACGGCCTCGCTGCGCGACATGTCAGAGGCGCAGCGCGCAGCCGTGGTCAAGGAAATGACCAGGCTCGGCTTCAAGGTGAAGGTGGCGGGGAAGAAGCTGCCGCAATCCTTCAAGCCCTGGTCGCGGATGATCCACGCGCTGTGGAAGAACTGCCACCAACTGGGCGTGATCGAGGACCGATCCCCCTCCGCCCTGCGCGCCTTCTGCAAGCGCTTCGTAGCCCATGGCCATGCCGGCGTGGTCGCCGATCCGGACATGCTCTCCTACGACCAGGCCAGCCCGATCATCGAGGCTTTGAAGAAGATGGAAGCGCGCGGCAAAGCGGCAAGGGCCGGGGGCGCGGCGTGAGCAGCACCGAAGAATTCATCGCCCTTCGCCCGGCAGGTGGCTTTAGCCTGATCATGGCCGACCCGCCCTGGTCCTATGAGATGCGCTCGGAGAAGGGCTACGCCAAGGCGCCCGAGGCGCAGTACGCCACCATGCCCCTTGCCGAGATCGCCGCGATGCCGGTCGAACTCCTCGCGGCCGAGGATTGCCTCCTCTGGCTCTGGGCCGTCAATCCGCAGCTGCCCCAGGCGCTCGAGGTGCTTGTGGCCTGGGGCTTCACCTTCAAGACCGCGGGCACCTGGCTGAAGCGCTCGACGCGCGGCAAGGTCTCCTTCGGCACAGGCTACATCCTGCGCTCGGCGAATGAGCCCTTCCTGATCGGCGCCCGCGGCAGGCCGAAGACCACACGGGCGACCCGTTCGGCCGTGATCACCCGTGACGAACGGCTGCGCGGGATGGAAGACAATTGGCCCCTCGGCACGATCACGATCGAAGCTGCGGGGCGTGAACACAGCCGCAAACCTGACGAGGCATATGTGGCTTGCGAAGAGCTGATGCCGGGAGCGCGCCGCCTCGACCTGTTCAGCCGCCAGCGCCGCCAAGGCTGGGTCAGCTGGGGCAACGAAGTCGGCAAGTTCGAGGGTGATCTCTGATGCCTTCGCCCGCCGGCTTGCCTGAATCCTTGCTCGACCTCGCCGAGACGCTGGGCGTCCGTGTGGCGTTGAAACTGATGCAGGAGTTCGGCGGACAGGACCTGCGGATCCCGAAAAATCCCAGGCCCGACCACCCGATCATCAAGGCGCTTGGCGAAGAGGACGGTCGCGCTGTATGTCATTTCATGACGGACCAGTCGATCTATGTTCCGCATGCCCGTGCCACCACCCGCCGCCTTTCGGTGCAGCAGTTGGCAGAGACAGGGCGGACGCGGGCGGAAATCGCCCGGCTGCTCGGGGTGTCCACCCGGCATGTCCGGCGCCTGAGCAAGGCACCGGATCCGCGCCAGAACGATCTTTTCAACGATTAGACAGCGACAGGCGGACCAATGTCCGACCTTTTCTGCGCCGCCGCAGGCGATGGTCCGCGCAACCCACCATTGCGCAACCATCGGGCATCACATGACAAAGGCAGCGGTTTCCCTGATCCAGACCGGCCTGCGCGACCTTGGCTATGAGCCTGGTCCGATCGACGGGCTGTTCGGCTCCAAGACGAATGCCGCAGCACAGAACTGGCTGCTGGCGCGCGGCGCGGCGGCCGCCCAGGTCATCGCCCCCGAAACCTCTGCCATGATCTACCAGGGGGCAGCCCGCTATCCGGTGGACGAGATCATCGTCCATTGCAGCGCCACCCGTCCCGACTGGATGGCGAATGCGCCCTTCGCGGATCAGGTCGCCGAAATCCGACGCTGGCACATGCAGGACCGGGGCTGGAGAAACATCGGCTACCACTGGCTGATCAGCCGTTCCGGCCAGGTCCTGGCGGGTCGGCCGGAAACCGAAATCGGCGCCCATGTCGTCGACCACAACCGCGGCACGATCGGCATTTGTCTGATCGGCGGCGCCGGCTCGGCCGAGACCGATGACTTCGCCCGGAACTTCACGTCCTCGCAGGATATCACGCTGCGGCAGCTGATCCAGGGCATCAGCATGCGCACCCGAATCCGCCGGATCAGCGGTCACAACCAATACGCGGCCAAAGCCTGCCCCGGTTTCGCCGTCCTGTCCTGGCTCAAGGAGGCCGCCTGATGGAACTTCTGACGACGCTTTACACGACCATCCTGCCGACCTTGCTGCAGGTGATCGGTGCCCTGCTTGGGGTGCTTCTGATCCGCGCCTCGACCTATGCCAGCGCGCGCTGGGGGATCGAGATCGAGGCCCGCCACCGCGAGGCGCTGCATTCGGCCATCATGTCTGGGATTCGCGCCGCCTTGACCAAGGGCCTGAGCGGCCAGGCCGCAATCGACGCCGCCATTGTCTATGCCAATGACAGTGTCCCTGACGCCCTGGAGGCCTTGGGTCCCTCGTTCGAGACCATCACGGCGCTGGCAGGAGCCAAGCTGCGCGAAGCCGAGGGCTGACATGGTTCCCGCCCTGCTCACCATCTGCCTGATCGTCCTGGTGCTGGCCGCCGCAGCGATCCGTGCCTGGGCGGTCGCTGCCCAGGTCAACAAGGCCGCGGCCGCCGAGGCGCAAGACGCCCTGAACACCACCCGGAGAATCCACGATGCGACCCGCAATCCCCCTTCTGTTGACGCAGCTCGCGGCTGGCTGCGCAATTTCGGGGGCGACGATGCCACCGGCAAGCGGTGACGCCATGTGCCACGAGTTGCAGTCCCTCGCGCGCCGTCACGCCGCTGCCCTGGCCGACGATGGCGACGATACGTCGGCCAAGACCGGCCAGGCGTTGATCGCCGCACTGGCGGCAGGCTGCAGTTGGGCGGTGCCGCAGTGACCTTCGAGTTCGACTTCACCGTCACCATGAGCGTGATCGTTGCCATCGTGCTGAGTTTCATTGGCTGGATCAGGTCGATCCGCAAGAGCATCGACGATGCCATCGGCGCGATCCGAGAACACCAGTCGGCGCAAGAGCTGCGTCTCGGCACCGTCGAGCAGGTCCAGCAGGCCATGCCGACGAAGGACGATCTGCATCAGGTCAATCTGGCGGTCGAGGGTCTGCGCGGCGATATCCGCGAGCTTCGGGCCCACATGGAAGTGCTGCGGGTCTTTCACAACTCGACAGCCACGACCGGCCGCAAGGCGCCCCAGGCCGGGCGCGACTAGAAGGAGAGTGGCCGATGGGCACCAATGACGAAATTCGCCGCAAGGCCAGGTCGGACTATGTCTACCGGCGCATGATGCAGTCCACGATCGCCGCTGCCCACGGGATCTCGGAGGCTACGGTCGGGCGCTGGAAGAAGGCGGCCAAGGACGCCGGCGACGACTGGGACAAGGCCAGAACCGCGCATGTCATTGCCGGCGAGGGCGTCGAGGTCGTGGTGTCCTCGGTGGTCGAAGACTTCATGATCCAGGCGCAGGCGATCCTGGACGAGATCAAGGACGGAACGCATACGACCCAGGAGAAGGTCGCGATGCTGGTTCAGCTCTCGGACGCGATGACCAAGATGGCCGCCAGCGCCAAGCGGTTTGCGCCCAAGGTCAGCGAACTGGGGGTCGCCCAGGACGTCATGGCCAAGCTGCTGGAGTTTGTGAGTGAGAACTTCCCGCAGCACAGGCGCACGATCCTCGAAATCATCGAGCCCTTCGGTGAGCATCTGGCGGGGATCTACACGTCATGACCAGGCGGCCTCAGCTGAAGGCCGCTGTCAGCCGGAAAGAGTTCGCGCAGAACATCGCCGAAATGGCGGCCGCCTTCTCGCGCAACATCGAACTGAGCGTCGATGCCTTCCCCTCCGACCCCGCCGCCAGGGCCGAGCGCCTGGCGCGCGTGGCCAATTTTGCGGGCGAAGGCTTCGAGTTCTTTCTGAAGACCTATCTGCCGCATTACGTGAAGGGCGAGGACAGCCTGTTCCACCGGGCGATCTTCGACCTGGCGCCGCAGGTTCTGACGGCGACGACCGGCAAGCGCGAGATGCTGATCGCCCCGCGCGGTTCCTCGAAATCGACCCATATGTCGTTGGGCTTCGCGCTCTATTGCATCGTGATGCGCAAGACGCGGTTCTGCCTCGAGGTCTGCGACGTCTATGCCCAGGCGGCGCTGCTGATCGAGGCGATCAAGGCAGAGCTGACGACAAACCCGCGCCTGCAGAACGACTTCCCGGAAGCCTGCGGCGAGGGCCGTGTCTGGCGTGAGGGAGAGATCGTCACCAGGACGAACATCCGCGTCCGCGGCCTTGGTGCCGGCCAGAAGCTGCGCGGCCTGCGCCATGGCCCCCACCGGCCTGACCTGATGTTCTTCGACGACATCGAGAACGACGAGGCCGTCCGCAGCCACGAGCAGCGCGACAAACTGGAGAGCTGGATCAACAAGGCAGCCCTGAAGGTTGGGCCGCCGGATGGCTCGATGCACGTCCTCTGGGTCAACACGATCCTGCACTGGGACGCCGTCACCGTCCGCGAGGCGAAGAAGCCCGCATGGAACGTCACCAGGTTCCAGGCGATCATCCGATTCCCCGACAATATGGACCTCTGGGAAGAGTTCGAAGAGGTCTATCACAACGACGGCGAGGAGGCGGCGCGGGCCTTCTATGCCGCGCGCCAAGCCGAGATGGACGCCGGCGCCGTGGTCAACTGGCCAGCGCTGCAACCGCTGGTCTGGCTGATGCTGCAGCGCGCCGGTGGCCATGACAGCTTCGCAACGGAATATCAGAACCAGCCGATCAGCGAGGGCAATCCGTTCGCCAAGCTGGTCTTCTGGACCATGCCGGTGCGCGAGTGGATCCATTTCGGGGCCATCGACCCATCGCTCGGCGGCAAGAAGAAGGGCCGCGACCCGTCAGCCATCCTGATCGGGGGCTACGACCGGCTGTCAGGAAAGATGGACGTGGTCGAAGCGTCGATCCGCAAGCGCCTGCCCGCCCTGATCATCGCCGACACGATCGCGCTGCAGCGCGAATATCGGTGCCTTCTCTGGTTCGTGGAAAGCGTCCAGTTCCAGGAGTTCCTGCGCACCTCGCTGATGGTGGAGGCCGCGAAGCAGGGCGTCGGGATCTCGGCCGTGCCGATCGTGCCACAGGCCGACAAGAACCTGCGCATCGAACGCCTGCAGCCGCCGATCGCGGCCGGGCTGATCCGGCTGAACCCGACGCAGACCACGCTGATCGAGCAGCTGCAGCAGTGGCCGAACGGGGCGCATGACGACGGGCCGGATACCTTGGACATGCTCTGGCAGAACACCCTGTTCTACGCGGGCGGTGGCGCGGCCGGGCAGATGCAGACCGCCTCGGCCGCGTCGAGCGGAGATCGGCTGAGCGGCTATCGTTTGGGAGGGCGGCGATGAGCGCCTTGGGGACGAAGCTGAGAAAGCTGGAGGCTGGGCGCATCGCGTTCTGGTGTCCGGGCTGCAACGCAGCGCACCAGATCAACGTCTTCGATGATCCTCACCGTCAGGGTCCTCTCTGGGAGTACAACGGCAATGCGGAAGCGCCGACATTCAGGCCGTCGATCTTCGTCAACCCACCCGGAAGGCTGAAGAACCCGGGTGCCGACATGTGCCATTCCTTCGTGACCGATGGCCGCGTTCAATTTCTAGGCGACAGCACGCATTGGCTGGCAGGACAGACCGTCGCCCTGCCTGACTGGCCAGGCTGGGGAGGACTATGATGAGCCGCAAGAAGCCCAAGCAACGCCCCCAGGCGCAGCCGGCCGCCTTCGCCGACACCGGCCGCAGGAACCTGCCGGCCGAGCAGCGCCAGCTGATCGCCTCGGTCGCCAACGACATCACCATCCCGTTCTTCACCGGCATCCTGCGGCATGCCGATGACACGCTGATCGCCCAGGGTGACGGCAAGGGTCTGGCCATCTATGACGAGATCGAGCGCGATCCCTTTGCGGGCGCGATGCTCGACAAGCGCAAGAACGCCCTGATCAGCCGCGACTGGGAGGTCGAGCCCGGCGGCGACCGGCCGATCGACAAGGAAGCGGCCGATCTTGTCGGCGACCTGATCGACATTCTGCCCTTCGATCAGATCTGCAAGGATCTGCTGAACGCCACGCTGAAGGGCTTTGCCGTGGCCGAGCTGGTCTGGATGCGTGACGGCAGCCGAATCCTGCCTGTCAGGATCAAGGCCCATGATCAGCGCCGGTTCGTCTTTGACCGCGACTGGCGAGTTCGCCTGCTGACCTGGACGGCGCTGACCGAGGGCGAGATGCTGCCCGACCGCAAGTTCATCGTCCATCGCGTGGGCGTGAAAGGCAACAACCCCTACGGCCTCGGCCTTGGCTCCAGCCTGTTCTGGCCCGTGCTGTTCAAGCGCGAGGGGATCACCTTCTGGCTGCACTTCCTCGAGAAGTTCGCGGGGCCCACCGTGGTGGGCAAGACGCCCTACGGCATGCTGACGGATGAACAGACGCGTCTCCTGAACACGCTGATGGACATCCGGACCAGCTCGGCCGTCACCGTGCCGATCGGGACGGATGTCGAGTTCCTCGAGGCCTCCCGCGGCGGCACCGTCAGCTATCAGGAGTTCCTCGCCTATTGGGACAAGCAGATCTCGATCCGGACCACGGGCGAGACGCTGACCTCGACCGTCAGCACCGACGGCGGCAGCCGCGCCCTGGGCGACGTGCACCAGGAACAGCTGGACGTTGTGGCGGACAGCGATGGTGATCTCTTGACCGACACGCTGCGCGAGACGCTGTGCCAGTGGGTGGTGGATTACAACCTGCCCGGCGCCGCCGTGCCGTCGATCCGCCGGCTGCGCCCCAAGAACGAACGCGCCGCCGCCGAAACCCGCAAGGCCAAGGCAGAGGCCGCGCTGTCGCAGGACAAGGCGATCACCGCCATCGTCAAGCAGGCCGCCAAGTTCGACGATGACCAGGTGGCCCGCGAATACATCGTCAGCTTCGACGTGACGGATGGGCTTTCCGACAAGACGATCGACGCCCTGGTCGCGGCGCGCCTGGAGTTCGCCAGCGCTGCGGGCCCGGAGGACGGCACCGAGGCGGATCCCTTCGTCACCGGCGATCCGGCCATGTTCTCGGCCGCCCGGCTCAAAAAAAAACGCTGAATGGCCGGCACGTCTGCTTTGCCGAGTCTGACGGCCCGGTCGAGAGGATCGTCGAACAAGCCTTGGCCGAGTCCGAGGCGCACTTCGCACGTCGCCTGAAAGAGATCAGGACTGCGGTGCTGAAATCAGCTGACCTGGCGACGATAGAGGATTGGGGGCCCGATGCTCTCGCCGCCCTCGTCGAGCTGGCCGCGAAGTGGACGGCCGATCCGCTGGCAGGCATCCTTCACCCGGCCATGGAGCTTGCCGCCTGGGAAGGACGCGAGCAGGTGTTCCTGGAAGCGGAACCTGTTGCGGCCGCGTTTGCCTATGAGGCGATCCGCCAGGCCTTTGGCCCGCAGATCGAATTCCTGCGCCAGAAGCGGGCGAAACCGACCAAATGGTGGCTGGACGCACTCGGCGGCGACCACGACCGCGCCTTCGTGATCGCCGGGGCAACCGATATCGCGATGATCGAGGAGTTCCAGGCGGCGATCATCGCCGCGGCCGAGGAAGGCCGTTATATCGAGGACTTCGCGAAGGATTTTGACCGCATCGTCGAGAAATACGGCTGGGAGTACCGGGGCGAACGGAACTGGCGCATCCGGACGATCTTCGAGACCAACATCCGGACCAGCTTCATGGCCGGGCGCCTGCGCCAGATGCGCGACCCCGACGTCGTCAAGCTGCGCCCGTACTGGCAGTATCTGCACGGCGAAAGCCGGACGCCCTTCGTGCCGCGCAAGCTGCATCTGGACTGGAACGGCCTTGTCCTCATGTGGGACGATCCCTGGTGGGAGACGCACTTCCCCCCGAACGACTGGCTCTGCAGCTGCGGGGTGCGGACCCTGTCCAGGCGCGATCTGGAAAAGCTGGGCAAGACCGGGCCCGACACGGCACCGCGCGACGCGCTCATTCCGGCGATCGACAAGGCGACCGGAGAAATGGTCATGCGGCCGCAGGGCATCGGGTTCGGCTGGGATCATATGCCAGGCGACCTGTGGGAGCGTGGGCTTGTTCCTTCAGCGCTGTTGAATGACCCCGATGCCGGACCGACCGGCGATCTGCGGGGCACCCACCTGGTCAGCATCGACAAGGCGGGACCGATCGCCGACCTTCTCGCGCGGGCCCGGCCCTTCGTGGCAAGACCTCTGGCCGAAGGCCTGCCGCCGGAGACCTACTCAAAGGCCTTCCTCACGCCGTTCGGGGCCGAGCCGGGCCGGGCCAAGCTCTGGACAGATATGGCCGGCGGAAAGTTGATCATCTCGGATCAGCTCTTCTGGCGCCCCGATGGCGGCTGGAAGGGCGGCAAGCGCGGGCACGGCGCCTATGCGGCCCTGATGGCAGAGGCGATCATGGACCCCGACGAGATCTGGATGGGCCTGCGCCAGGTGCCTGACCTGCGCTTTCCCGACTATGTCGAACCGATGGTCACCCGGCGCTACATCCGGATCGACCCCGAGGCGGCCCTGTTCACCCTGTTCGAGATCGGCCGCCGCTCCTGGGGGGCGGTGACGGGCTATGCGTCCCTGAATCGGGCCAAGCCGGATTTCAGCCACATCGACAAGCAACGCGTCGGCAAGCTGATCTGGGAGAGGAGATAGCGACCCGGGTGTACGGGCCGCCGCATCGGACAGGCTATCAGGGCACACACCGCCTCACCCGGCCGACAGGTTAAAGGTAGGCGGAATCGCGGAGGTTTTCAACATGGCAGGCATCAGCTTCACGGTCGAACTGCAGCAGGAAGAGGCACAGCGCGCCCTGTCCGACCTGGTCGCGCGCATGGAGCGGCCGATCGGCTTCTACAAGAACGTCGGCGCATATCTGACCGAGGTCGCCATCCCCCGCAACTTCGCCAGTCAGGCGGCACCTGACGGCACGCCCTGGGCCAGCCTCAGCGCGGTCACGCTCGCCCGCCGCGAAAAGGCCGGGCAGGCCTCGACGAGCATCCTGATCGCCACAGGCACGATGAAGGCCGGCATCACGTCCGAGGCGACCGACCGCTATGTCCGGGTCGGCACGCCGGTGATCCAGGCGGCCGTCATGCAATTCGGGGCGGCGCAGGGCGCCTTCGGTCGCACCAGCCGTGGCGGGCGGATCCCTTGGGGAGCGATCCCCGCGCGGCCCTATCTCGGTCTTTCGCCTGCCGATGAAACCGAGATACTTGCCAGATGCGGCCGCTTGTATCTGATACTGCTGATGT